TAGAGCTCTTAACATACCGTACTGGTGTCCGAACTCCTTTAACAAGGTAGGGATAGCATTTACAGGAGGAATAGACTCAACGGCACTAATGTGTATGTTGTTGAGTGTATATCCTCCTGACTCTATTCACATATTCCACGTTGAGCACTATGCAACTCCGATAATGTATAAGGTGGCTGCGCGACTCGGAATAACAAGCATCAGCATTGTCCCTGCACCCACTAGCATGCACAATATGATGAGAGAGTTGTGCTTGTATGCAAATGAAAACACAGACGTCGAGGCGGTGTACCTTGCGTTAAATGAAAATCAAGTAGTTGGAGATGAGTCTGCCTATTTTAATATAGGAGTACGTGTGCCATTTTCGCAATTTAATAAACAACACGCAATAGATCTCATATATAAACTTAACTATGGGTTTATTATACATGAATGTCATTCGTGTGAGCGCGAAGAATCAATAATAGAATTACAACACTGCGGAGAATGCAGTCATTGTAAAGAGCGTATGGAAGGATTTAAGTTGTTGGGGTTGGAAGATCCTGCAACTTATAAAAATAAGGAGAAGTAAATGTTGCATGACGAAAGAATTGTACATACGTGTAACGAGTGTGAGGCTGAGTTTATAGTAGAATCAGTCTATGATGAATTTGAAGAGTTCTTGGTTTCTTTCTGCCCTTCGTGTGGAGCACCCCTCGACGAGGAAGATGAAGACGAGGATGATAATGACGAAGATAAATATTTTTAAAAAATGATTAACATACAATTCCCACAATCGCCTGAGAAATACAATTTCGTTTTAGCGAACGACTTTGGGTCAGTGTACCTGGTCGCGAAGGCTGCAAAACACTACGGGCCAAATAACATAAATGTAATCTGTCCTTTTGACGAAAAGTACCACTTCCATCAAAGCGTGCATGCTATATCGGAGTTGCTTGGTATAAGCAACGTACGCACAGTAACATTAGACAGCGCAATACCATCTTTTCCAAGATACACGGTTAATAATGTAGAAAACAGCAAAAACACGCAAGCTGTATCTACACCTATTACGCGTCCTAATTCGGTGTTGCTGCAAGATATTCTATTAAAGTTTTTTCAGCAGTTCGAACCACTATATTCTTCTTTGGAACAAGTAGATGCAGGATTGGTAACCTCGATGTATGGACTCGCAGGTCAAGAGATGATGTTATCTGTATTCCGAGACGCCAATATTATTGGAGAAAGTCTTACATTGAACGGAACAGATCCGTACCAGACCGTTGTGATGGATGTATCGCAAACACGAGGTGTCGATACAGCATACCACACTTTCTATAAAAGAGTGTATCCTAACTGGACGAAGCTGTTTGTAGAAACACAACCAGAAGGACCTCTATGGCTTCCGCTTAGTGACTATTCGTTAAATGATATTCTCGTTTCAGCTAACGAAGAAAACTTAATGGAGCCACTGCTTGCAATTTATCACTGTGCGCACAAGAGACCTGAGCACTGTGGTGCATGTTACCAGTGCCGTGAGAGACGTATGAGTCTAATCGAAGCAAACATATACGATCCGACAATATACGCACAAACATAATGTGGTTATATAATAATGTACCTTTTGAAGCTCCTTTAGAAGAGCATTATGGTTTCGTATACATTATAACGAATACTACAAACAACAAGCAATACATTGGCAAGAAACTCTTTTGGCATAAAAAGACTCGGTATCTTAAAGGCAGAAAGAAACGTTATCTTGCTGAAAGCGATTGGCGAAAGTATTTTGGATCCTCAAAAAGCCTACAAGAGGATGTTGAACAATTTGGTGAGGATATCTTTAAAAGAGAGATTATACACCTTTGCAAAAATAAAGGCGAGTGTTCTTACTTTGAAGCAAAAGAACAATTTGAAAGAAGCGTTCTCTTAAACCCTGAAATGTATTACAATGATTGGATTATTTGTAGGATACACAGAAAGCATGTATTGTAATGGAACCTATTGAATATCTCGCACTATTTGTCATTATGTGGATCGCGATCCGCGTACTGAGACCACAATACAAGATAGACGACGATGAACGCCACTTTATAGAATTTGTAATAGAACAACACAGCGATGTATACTACTGCTGGGTTCTAGAAGATAATAAAGTGTATCGTTTTTTTGGTCAAGACAAGGACAAAGAAAATCTGAAAGAGCTTGTAGTCGATAAAGCTCGAAAAATGTACTCATCAAACACAATAGTTGTTGTCAGAAAAGACTAAAATGATGTATAATAAAGTACAAAGGACTACATTATGTACAAGCAACAATACAAGCCTAAGACTAACGTCAAGCTAAAGAACAAACTGACTAACGATATTATGCTCGTTGACATCATTAACGAAGATAGCATTGAAGGAAAGGCTTTCTGGATCGTTAAGACGAATCAACGCACACTGAAGCTAGCTAAAGACGCGTACGTGATACAAAATGCCAAGTGACTTGATTAAACTTCCACACAAGTTCGATACAAAAGAACTGTTGGATTTGTATAACGATTGTGAAGTGAAAGCTCAACAACTGTATGTGACATCTGTCGATGGAAACACATATACGTACGATGCGCAGATGATAAAGAAACACGACGTGATGGGGTTCGGAGATAATGAATCATTATTCTGCAACGTAAACAAATACTTTAAAGGATCATACGTCGAAGAAGTATTCAATACAGTTAATGCAGCATACGGCGTGTGTCGTACTAGGTTCATGCTGCTAGATACTTCTCGTCGCGCTTACTCCTATCACGTTGACCGCAGCGCACGTCTGCACATACCACTTGCAACAAATAAAGATTGTATTTTTATTGTTGAAACAGGCACATTCCAGAATGAAGTACATTACATGCCCAACGAAGGACAGTTGTACTGCTTAGAAACAAGAAAAAGACATTCGGCAATCAATCTTGGAAATATGCCAAGGTTGCATCTCGTTTTTTCGTTGATTGATCCTAATATAGGACCTAATAATATTATGAGGAAAGTATGAATACAAAACTAGTGGAATTCGATCCGGCTACCCATCCATTCACTACGGAGATTGGAAGATCGTGGCTTATTGGCGTACTTCGTAATGAAGGAGCTACAGTTACGTTCAAGAAGCAGGATGGCACAGAACGTGTAATGAAGTGCTCATTGAATGAGAGTGTTGTTGTTCCGCACGAAAAGAAAACAGATCGTGTGAAAGAAAAGAGCGATAACATTCTTCCTGTATGGGATGTCGAGAAAAGCGCATGGCGTTCGTTCAAGCTAGATAGTATTATCAAAGTTGAATTTAGTATTGGCGGTGAGTGATGGCTATAGCAAAAGATGAAGTAAGTAAAAACGCACTCGGTGGCACCGAGCTCATGAAGATGGCACTTGAATCGAAGTTGCCATCAGACCTAATGGAGAGCTTCCATATTACGGCGAGCAGATACCGTGGTGGCGATCCAAATAAAATTAATCTGTATTGGTTGCACGACCTTCCTGGTGACCCTGAATCGGAGCATCTCGTTAATGGGGGCTGGAATAAATTCGAGCGCTTGATCTTTGTATCACATTGGCAATTCCAACGATACCAGATGCATTACGGCTTACCTTGGTATAAGTGTGTGGTGCTGCAGAATGCGATCGAACCGATCACCCCGAACAAGCAAGAGGATGGAAAGATAAGGTTGATATATCATACAACCCCTCACCGTGGTCTCGAAATCCTCTTGCCTGTGTTCGATAAGCTATGTGAGAAGCATAATAACATTGAACTAGATGTATATTCGAGCTTCAATGCATATGGTTGGCCAGAGAGAGATAAGCCATATGAGCAGTTGTTTGAATTTGCTCGCAAGCATCCGAAAATCAATTATCATGGTTATCAGCCAAATCATGTAATTAGAGAGGCACTTGCGAAAGCAGACATCTATGCTTATCCTAATATTTGGCAGGAGACTAGCTGTATCAGTATGATGGAAGCAATGAGTGCTGGTTGTGAAATCGTGCACCCAAACTACGCTGCATTACCAGAAACTGCAGCTAACTGGACAGCAATGTATCAATGGATGCAAGATAAGAGAGACCATGCTCGCATCTTTCATAATGTACTTGACAGTGCAATTACTAACTATAGAACAGAAGGTACACAATCTAGATTGTTGAGCCAGAAGAACTATGCGGATATATTCTATTCTTGGGATCTCCGCCAACTCCAATGGGAACAATTCTTAATGGGACTGGTTGTGCAGAAAATGCCGTGATAATTATTGATCTAAACCAAACCATGATTGCCACAATGATGGCTCAGATCGGCAATCATACGAATATGGAGATACAAGAGGATATGTTTAGACACATGGTCCTCAATGCTCTACGTTCGTATAGAGTTGCATTCAAAGACTATGGTGAAGTAGTTATTGCATGCGACGACAAGAAATATTGGAGAAGAGAATACTTCCCACAATATAAGGCGAATCGCAAGAAGACCCGCGAACAATCTGAACTAGACTGGCATGCCATCTTTAATTGTCTAAATAATATGAGAGATGAGCTCAAGGCTTATTTCCCGTACCGTGTGATACAAGTAGAAGGTGCAGAAGCAGACGATGTAATTGCAACCTTGTGCATGACACACGGATCGTTGCTAGCAACTAAAGAAAAAATAATTATACTTTCTGGTGATAAAGATTTTGTTCAACTACAAGTGTACTCCAACGTCGAGCAGTACGACCCTGTTCGCAAAAAGTACATCAAGACAACCAATCCACACCAATATCTTCGAGAGCACATTCTCAAAGGGGATAGAGGAGATGGCATACCAAACATTCTCTCGCCCGACAACTGCATTGTTGAAGGCGAAAGACAAAAACCACTTCGAGCAGACAAACTCGCACAGTGGACATCTACGCCAAATCTACAAGCAGTCCTCAACGAAGAGCAGTATACAAACTTCAAGCGGAATGAGATGCTGATAGACTTGCACAACATTCCACAATACATTCAGGATTCTATACTTGAGAAGTATGATGCTGAAGGTGGAAAGAAACGCGATAAATTGTTTCAATACTTTATTGATCATAGACTGAAATTTTTAATGGAACACATAAGTGAGTTTTAACATGAGACTAGCTCTTTTTCAAGTACTACAACAAGCATCAGAACAAAGCGGTACTGCAGGCAAAGCGCAGTTCCTTCAACAGCACGATAGTGGCCCATTACGCATGATATTGAAGTATGCGTTAGATCCTAACATTACTTGGGATTTGCCAGAGGGTGAGCCACCATACAAACCATGTCCACATCCAGGTCAAGAGACGCGACTTCTTACAGAAGCACGTCGTTTATATTTGTTCTTGGAAGGTGGTAATCCCAATTTGAAAAAGATTAGACGAGAGGCTCTATACATTGAGCTGCTTGAGTCTATTCATCCAGATGATGCAAAGTTGATGGTTGCAATCAAAGACAAGAAGATCCCTTACAAAGGTATTACTGCGAAGGTTGTCAATGAGGCATTCCCGGGTTTAATCGAGGAGAAGAAGGTTTAAAAATGAAAGACAGCAGGCTTAATTACAAAGTCAAACGCCCAAAAAACAAAGACTTTGAAGGAGAGAGGGTTTCTCATTACGCCAACAGACACAAGATTGAACAGAGGAATAAAGAAGTCAGGGACATTGACAAGATTATTCGAACTCGCGATTACAAAGCATTATTACAAGAAGACATTTAAGGAGAACAATATGTCTATACTATCTAAACTAGTTGATTTTTTAAAGATCAAACCTATTGAACAACCTAAGCCTACTCCTGTAGTAGCGGAAGTTCCAGCCACACCAGAGCCAGCTCCTGTCGTTGAAGCTGCACCTGCAAAGAAAGCACGTGCGCCTCGTAAACCAAAGACAGAATGGGAAGTGTCGGCAAAGAAGGCACCTGCAAAACCAAAAGCAGCTCCAAAAGCAACTGCAGCTAAATCAAAAGCTAAGAAGTAATGCCAACATACACGTTTAGAGACACGGGGACTGGGGAAGTCTTCGATGTCTTTCTAAGCTTACGAGATTATGATATCTTTAAGCAGGAACACCCGGAGTGTGAGCGGTACTATGATGCCGATAGCATTCCTTCGCTGGTGTCGGGTGTGTCCGTGACAGGTAAGAGCGACGATGGCTTCAAAGAGGTTCTTTCAAAGATCTCCGAAGCGCATCCCAATTCTCCCCTGGCAGATAGCAATGTAAGAAAGACAATTAAACAATCTCAAACCGAGCGTATTGTCCGGAAGTGGAAAAGCACCACTGGAGGAATAACGTAAACAACCTAGAGGGGTAACATGGCCAAAAGAAATCTTCAAGTAGTAACTCAACCGACCGATCGTGAAGAGATTAGACAGACGCAGAGCCTAAGGATTAAAATAGATCAATTAAAAACTTTCGACCCCCTTACAGACAATCAGAAAAAGTTTTTTGAAGCGTATAAACGAGGAGATTATTTTGTAGCATTGCACGGAGTAGCAGGAACTGGGAAAACATTCATAGCTTTGTATAAGGCTCTTGAAGAGGTCCTAGACAAATCAAATCCATTCAGCAAAATCATTATTGTGAGGTCTGCTGTACAGACAAGAGAAGTTGGTCACTTGCCTGGCGATTTGAATGAGAAGACAGAAATCTACCAGCAACCATATCGACAAATATGCGAAACGTTGTTTGGAAGAAAGGATGCCTATCAACGGCTAGAAGAGCAAGGCTATATTGATTTTATCAGCACTTCGTTCATTCGTGGTATGAGTTTCGATGACGCTATCATTATCGTCGATGAAATGCAGAACATGAATTACGAAGAGATAGATACTGTAATGACTCGAGTCGGCCACAGATCAAAAATTATTTGGTGTGGTGACTACAGACAGACAGATCTTAGAAAGAAAGATGACAAGTCGGGAATATTGAAGTTTTTCGATATTGCAGCACACATGAACGCGTTTACGAGAATTGAATTTACAGCTCAAGATATTGTAAGATCGAGTCTAGTAAAAGATTACATTTTGGCAAAATTAAAGTATGAAGACATTCCACAGGGAAGAGCTCCCGCAAATTGAATTAGATAGTATTATGACTGATGGGGGTAGATTCTACATCACCCCTTCAGGCGACCAATATCCATCTATCACCACAGTCCTATCTGCTATGCAGAGCGCGGAAAAGAAGCAAGTCCTTGAAAATTGGCGTGCTCGTGTAGGGGAACAAGAAGCAAACAAAGTATCCAGACAAGCAACAAGTCGCGGTACTGGAATGCATACTATTTGCGAGAATTACACTAGTAATTTCCCTAATCCCATGCGAGGGCATATGCCTACAGCAGTCGAGATGTTTAAACGTATACAACACGTTCTAGACGACCGTGTAGGGACTATATACGGAAATGAGATTGCGTTATTCAGCAATAAACTTAAAGCCGCTGGCAGGACAGATATGTTGGCTCAGTTTGATGGAATTCGAACTGTAGTTGATTTTAAGACATCCAAGAGAGAAAAGAAAGAGAGCTGGATTACTGACTACTTCCTCCAATCAACAGCATATGCTATCATGATTGAAGAGATGTACGGTGACATTAAGGTTCCTCAGATAGCCATCGTTATTGCAGTCGAAGACGGTGAAACATCCAACAACCAAGTTTTTGTTAAAAGGACGGCGGACTATCGTGAACAAGTTTTTCAAATCTTTAGCCAGTACCACGCTAATCGTATCGAGTAGTGCCTTCGCTGCTCCTGCAAACTATATGTTCTCTGCTATCTGCGATAAAACAGATGCAGTTGCAACAGTATTAATCGCTTCAGATGAGTCTCCAGTCTTATTTGCAAACCATTTAGAGGACAAAGGACACGTAATCGCTCTTTGGGTATCTGAAGAAGGATCAATGACCGT